AGTTTTTCGCCTCGCAGCAGGCTCAGTCGCAGGTCACGCAGCGGGTCCGCATCCGCTACCGTGACGGGCTGAAAAGCCTGTCATGGCGCCTCTGCACTCAGGACGGGCGGATATACAACATCATATCAATCCTTCCAGACAACACACGTCAGACTATGGTGCTGATGTGCCAGGAGGCCTCGTATGAGCAGACGGTCCAGCGGTGAGCACGCATGGGTAGAAATGTCCGACGCCGACATTCAGGCCATGGTCAGGAGCGTGCAGCCTGACGTTGACAGGATCCTCGAGGCTGTAGCGGGTCAGGTCGCCTCGGCGGCCGCTGCCAGCACGGCCTTCAGGGATGGAAGCCAAAAGACACGGCATCAGGCGCTTCGCCGGAGCATCCGTGTCAAAAAGTCCAGGTACGAGCTGGGGGGATACATCGTCCAGGCTACGGCGCCGCACGCGCACCTCGTGGAGTTCGGCCACGCCATGGTTACGCATGACGGCAGGGTGGTCGGTCATGTGCCGGCGCACTCTTTTCTCCGGCGGGCCAAACGGAGCGTCATTGCGAGGCTCGGGAAGGTGAAGCTGTCATGAGCCTGACCGGAGCTGACTTCGAGGCCGTCTTCCTCTCGGTTCTTCAGGGCAACGCCGCCCTGAAGGCTCTAGTGGGAGACAGGGTCTTCGCCCTGATCATCCCCGATGGTACGTATCTCCCGTGCGTGACCTTCCAGCGCATCAGCGGCACGCCCGCCAATACCTTGGGGGGACGCTCCGGCCTCGAGGAGATCGAGATGCAGGTCGATGTCTGGGCGCGTACCTACGCAGAGGCCAAGGCCGTGACGAAGGCCGTCAGGGACGCTGTTCCCGCGAGAGGTGCCGTCTTCGGCGCTCATCTCATACAGGACAGCGACACATACGAATCTGAAACAAATTACTACCGCATCACTATGGAATATACCTGTTGGATGCTGGAGGACTAACAATGGCAATCGAAAAGATAGCCCGAGGATACAAGACAGAGTGCCTGATGGACTTCGAGGAGTCCTTTGGTCAGGCGCCTGAAACGCATGGCGGGGTCATCCTTCCCATCAATAGCTTCAAGCTAACGGTGAACAGGGCCAAGAACAGCGCCAAGACGCTGATCGGACGCCGTGACCCAGTGGAGCCTTTTGACGGGAACGTAGAGACGTCCGGCGACATCGAGGTGCCCGTAGACGCCAGAGCCTTCGGGTGGTGGCTCAGCAACCTCTTCGGGAGGCCCGTGACAAGCGGCGATGCCGCCCCATACACGCACGTATTCCAGCCAAAAGAGGAGTCTCCCTCGACCGTACTGCAGTGCTCCTACGGCACAGAGCCAGAGACTTTCGGTCTCTATTCCGGATGTAAGGTGAGCCAGCTCCAGCTTTCCGCAGGCGGAGACGACGAGCTGACCGCAACTATCACCATGGCCGGCCAGATCGGGACATTTTCCCAGACCAACTACAACGACAAGGCCGCTCCCGTAACGTTAAAGCGATTCTCGAACTTCCAGGCTGCGCTCAAGCGTGACGGGAAGGAATTTGCTGTCTGCACGGCCTTCAGCTTCGCGTTCGATAACGGACTCGACACGGATACCCGCACTCTCGGATCTCAGGGGAAGCTCTACGACATCCCCGAGGGCATCATGTCTGTGACCGGCTCTGTGACCTGTCTCTTCACGTCGCTGGCCATGCTGGAAGAGGCCCAGACCTCCAAGGAGATGGCGCTGGAGCTGACCTTCTCCATCGACGACAACACCTCGCTGTCCTTCCTTTTGCCCGAAGTGCAGATCCAGTACCAGGGCCCGACCGTGGAGGGGCCGACAGGCATTAAAGTCGAGTACCCGTTCGTGGCCTACTATAATGACTCGACCGAGAACACCGTCTGCAAGGTGACGCTCAAAAATGACGTCGCCTCTTACGCCGACTAGGAGAACACCAATGAGAGAAGTAAAACTTTCGACCGGTAAGACTATCGTCGCCCGCCCCCTGACAGGCAAAGATGTCCGCGAGCTCGACGCTCTGCCGAAAGCTACTGACTGGAGCCTCCTCTGGGAGACTCTCCGCAGGGCCGGATTCCCCCAGGAACAGCTTGATGAGCTCCCCTTCCCCGACGTCCTCGCCATCAACCGGGGCGTGTCAGCCGAGACCTACGGCCTCAGGGAAGAAGAAAAAAACTAGCATCCCTCTGGGAGTGGCTTACCGGTGATGGCGCTGAATTCTGCGACACGTGCCGGAAGGCCGCCCGCCAGAGGGGAAGCGAGTGCCACTGCGCTGACTGCGACGGCCGCCCGCCGGAGCTCCTCCCGGGCAATGAGGAGGCATGGGAGCTGCTCATGGCGGGGGCCACGCAGATACGTACAGGCTTCGGGGGGACGATCGGATTCGACTATGTGGCCCTCAAGACTCTTGCCGAGGACTTCGGGTTCGAGACGAGCCCTGCTTTCTGGAGGAAGGTCAGGGCCGTGGAGAACGTCATCAGGAAGAACGAGGCCCGAGCCGCCAGCAGGCGGAAGACTACCTCCTAATCACCTTTTGCTCCTTGAAGTTTACGAGGTAGTCGACCGTTCCTGTCCCCCCGCGGTACTCGATGCACCTAACCTCGAAGTAGTCGGGAACCTCCAGCTTATGGATGCTGACGACCTTGGCGCAGAGGTTACCGGTCAGATTTATGAAGAGGGCAAGCTCCTTGTCTCCCTCCCCCTGTTCTGCGAAAGCCAGACTGGGCATCGCCAGAAGCATAAGCGTGATGATGATTTCTTTCATGGGATACTCCTTAAAAAACTGAGGTGAAGTGATGGCAGGGGCCATATACGTAGCGGTCAAGGGCGACTACACGCAATTCCAGAAGGACCTTGCCCGTGTCCGCGGCATCGCCAGAGAGAACGGCCTTGCCATATCCAATGCTCTCAATAACGCCATTACGCCGACGCAGGCAATCTCCGGGATAACCAAGCTCTCTTCCGCCATAAAGCGTGTCCGGACGCAGTCCACCAGCTCTTTCAGGCCTGCTATCAGCGGGCTTGAGGAGCTGGCCCAGAAAGCCGGAACAAGCGCCACCCAGATGGAGAAGCTCTCGCAGGCGATGCTCAGGACGGCCCAGCAGACCCAGCTGGCGAAGGCCTACGCCGACATCCAGAAGCAGACCGGATACGGAAACCTGCAGATGGCGAAGTTCAAAGCCAGCATCGGCGACGTGTCCGGAGCCATGAAGTCTATGGGCGCGGCGTTCGGCGCGGCGAAGCTCGCTATCGGCGGGGCGGCGGCCGGCCTCATCGCATTCCAGAAGGCGGCAATCGAGTCGCAGATGGAGCTGGAGAAGCTCCAGACGTCCTACCAGACTATTTTCGGAGAGGGCGGAGGGGCCCAGCTCGACTTTGTGAAGAACGAGCTGAACAGCGTCGGTCAGCAGTTCCGCTCCGGCGCCGAGGCGGCCAAGACATTTTTCGCTGCGGGCATGAACTCGAGCCTCGCCCCGCAGGTGAACGACATCTTCAGGGCATTCACCGATGCCGGCGCGGCCATGCAACTGTCCGGCGATGAGATGAGCCGTGTCTTCTTGGCCCTTGGCCAGATGATGTCGAAAGGGAAAGTCCAGGCTGAAGAACTACGTGGACAGCTGGGTGAAGCTCTCCCCGGCGCGTTCCAGATGGCGGCTGACGCGATGGGGATGACCACCGCCCAGCTCGATAAGTTCATGGCCGATGGAAATCTGACCGCAGAAGACCTTTTGCCGAAGCTGGCCGCCGCTCTGGAGGAGAAGTACTCTGAATCGGCAAAGCGGGCCGCGGATACGACGCAGGGCAAGCTCAATCAGATGCTCAATGCCTGGGAAGAGTATAAGGCCAGACTGGCGGCGTCAGGACCGGCAAGGCATATCATCCAGTTCATCACGGAATACCTTACCTCGAGGAACGACGAGGCCGCGGCGGCGGAGAAAGAGTCTTCCCAGAATGCCCGCCTCGCTTCTCAGGGCGCGAAGAAGCACCCCATCCTTGATGAGAACGGCGTCCTGGTGGGATACGGGTACACGCAGCAGCAGCGCGCGGGACTCGACCAGCAGGACGCGGCCGCCAAGGCCAAAAAAGACGCCGAAGCCGCTGAAAAGCGGCGCAAAAAGCAGGAAGCGGACAAGCGGAGCGAGGAGTTAGCCAATATCCGCAAGGCCTCTCAGGACGTCTTCGCAAAAACTGACGCCGGACGCAGAGCGAAACTGCGGGGGCAGATCGACGCCCTGCGCAGGTCGGACGCGCTCCTCTCTACCGCCGTGAAGAATGGGGAACTCACCCAGGCTGACGCCGATGCCTACAGGAAGTCCGCGCATATCGGAGAGTCTGTCGCGTCACTTCAGGAGCAGATTGCCAAGATAGGCGCATCTGGAGGAAAAGGTTCCGGCCACAAAAAGTCGCCCGCTGAGACGTTCGCCGAGAACAGCCAGCGCTACTCCGTCAACCTCGAGAAGATGCGTAACGAGGTGGAGGCGCTCCGGCAGGCTTCTGATCCCACGCTGACCACTTATGATCGGATGGTCGCGAAGATCAACGCGGAGAAGGAAGCGGCCATCAAGAATGCGGACGTCAAGGCTCAGGAGACCATCCGCCGCAAGGAGGCGACGGCCGCCCAGGCTGAAGAGATGGCATCACTCGAGAAGGAGCAGGCCACGCTCAAGGCCCAGTCCGACCTCGACCAGCTCAGCAATCAGCACCTCAAGGAAAGGGCAGACTGGTACCGGGAGTACGCCGAGGAGTCTGGCGACTACGCCATGAGCCTCCAGCTTCAGAACGAGCTCATCGACAAGCAGGCCAAGGAGTGGGCCTCTCTGGGCATCCCCATGCAGGACGTGCAGAACCGTGTGGCTCTCCTGAAGGCGCAGCTTGACCAGAGCCCCCGCATGGCGCTGGCGCAGGCTCTCCGGCAGTACGGCGAAGAAGCCAAAGACTGGACTAAGTCCATGTCTGACGCCGTCTCGCAGGTGTTTGGGGGCATGGAAGACGCCCTAGCCAACTTCGTGACAACTGGTAAGCTGAGCTTCACCGACTTTGCTAACTCCGTCATCGCCGACCTCGCCAGAATCGCCATCAGGGCGAGCATCACCGGCCCGCTCTCCAGCATGCTGGGCGGGTTCTTCGGCGCCCCGACGGCTACGGCCAGCGCGAACGGCAATGTCTTCACCGGCATAGGCGACTACTCCGGCCGGATAGTCACGAGGCCGACGCTTTTCTCTTACAGCTCACACCTTAAGGCCTTCGCGAAGGGCGGCGTCATGGGCGAGGCCGGTCCGGAAGCGGTCATGCCCCTCAGGCGCATGAGCAATGGCCGGCTCGGCGTGGAATCGTCAGGGAGCGGCGTGAACGTGCCGATAAATATCGAGGTAGTGAATGAGAGCGGCCAGAACACAAAGGCGGAAGCCCGCCAGCAGAGGAACAACGACGGCGGCATGGACGTCACGGTCTACATCCGTCAGGTGGTGGCGCAGGACATCACGCGCGGCAACGGCGGCATGGTCGCTCAGGCCATACAGGGCGTGTACGGCGTGAAGCGCCAGCAGAGAGGAGCGTAGGATATGGCTCTCAGTCAGATTATGTGGCCCACAGATCTCCCGCAGGATCCGCTCATCGACGGGTACCAGCGGACTATGGGGCGGGATGTCATTACATCGGAGTTCGACGTCGGGCCGAAGCGCCAGAGAAAGCGGTCATCCTCGGCTATGACGCAGATCCAGTGCTCGTATTTCCTGCGCAGGAGCCAGCGCCGCTCTTTTGAGGAGTTCGCCAAGCTTGTCGAAGGCAGGTCCTTCTGGTGGCCGGACCCGGAGGACAGTTTCAGGTATAAGTATTGCCGCTTCGCCGAGGCCCCGGTCGTGAAGCCGAGGGACGGTATCCACTATCAGATCGATCTCAGGCTTGAGATGTGGCCATACATTGAGAAGGGGACGGATGGGACATCAGGGGCGTCAGGATCCTCGGGTACATCCGGCAGTGGGACGACGGGGAGCTAGCCCATGGCGAATGTCATTACCTCCGAGCAGTATAAGAAGTGGGTGAAGGAGTACGACCCCGATGACCCGCTGGTGGTGCTCATGACCATCACACACCCGACGCTGTCCGAGCCGGTGCGTATCTCGAGTGACGCCACGAAATTCATCCAGCTCGACAGCGAGACACAGGAACCCGTCTACGGGACGGTATCCCGGCAGCATACCTTCTACGCTCTCCCGTTCCGCTTCATCCTGCCGGATCAGCCCGAGACGACGGACTCTTCCGTCCGCGCCACCCTCGCCATCGATAACGTCAACCGTGACTATACGGCTCTCATCCGCAACATCGACGTCAGCCCGACGCTGACTATCGAGCTGTGCTTCGCATCCGCTCCGGACACCATCATCGAGACTCTTCCGGTCATGATGATAGAGGACATCGAGTACGACGTGCGCACAATCAACTTGCAGCTCACCATCGATGACCCGCGGGTGCAGACCTTCCCAGCCCTGCAGTTTTATCCGTCCAGGTTCCCCGGACTTTTTTCGTAGGAGCTTTGCATGAAATGGTGGGAAAAGTACGTAGGTATCCCCTTTAAGGCTATGGGCCGTGATGAGTCCGGCGTTGACTGTGTCGGGCTCGGCATCCTGATGATGCAGAGAGAGAGGGGCGTCACGGTGGATGACACTGCCCTGACGTACACGGCGGCGGAGATGCGCCACTTCCGCTCTCTCCACCGCATAGACGCGCTCATCCAGTCAGGCCTCAGCCAGTGGCATGACATCGGGGACGATATGCCGCACCCCCTCGATCTGGCGCTCTACACGGTGCATGGCATCGAGTGTCACGCCGCCATGGTCATAGACACGGGGCACGTTCTCCACGTGGAGGAGCGTCACTGCGTGCATGTGGCCCCGCTCCACATCCCGGGCTACGTCCTCACGAGGATCCTCAGACATGCGACACAGATGTAATCTTCCGGCTATTCCGGACAGCAAAGTTTTTTCCCTGAAGCCAGTGGCGGTCCGTGTCCGGCCGTCCCTCATGCGTATGGACGTCTTCACGGCCAGCGTCATGCCCGGCATGAACGTCATGGAAGGTCTCCGTCTGGCGTGCCGTCAGACTGGTACGCCCATCGGCATTGTCCGCATGGCGCGGGTGTTCGTCAACGGGACCCCCATTCCCAGAGAGAGCTGGTGCACGACATATCTCCGCCAGGGGGACTATGTCTCCGTGTCAGCTCCTCTTGCCGGCGGCGGTGGCGGAGGCGGAGGGAAGAACCCCATGCGCATGATCCTCTCCATCGCGGTCATCGCTGTGGCGGCGGCCGCTACGTGGTGGGTCGGCGGCGCCGGCGGATGGAGCTTCGGCATTCTTCCGACTCTGCATCTTGGAGCCGTGGCCGGAGCCGTGGCGGGCGGCCTTGTCCTCATGGGCGGCATGCTCCTCGTGAACGCGCTCTGCCCCGTCAGCACGCCGAAGCTCTCAGGGGCCAAGGACAGCGAGACAGCCCAGAAGATATGGTCCATCGACGGCGCACAAAATAAGACGGATCCCTACGGCCCTGTCCCCACGGTGCTTGGACGTGTGCGGTTCGCGCCGAGGTTCGCTGCCCAGAGCTACAGTGTGCTATCGGGGAATGACCAGTACGTCCGTTATCTCTTCGTCGCCTCGACCGGAGACTGTACCGTAGCCAACCCGAGGCTCGGGGACACCAACCTCTGGAACTATCAGGGGGCGGAGTGGCGCGTCCATCGTAACTGGAGCGGGGGGAGCCTGGAATGGTTTGGATCCGCCGCAACGGCGGAAAATTTCAATTTGGCAATGAAAAACTCCGTGGGCTGGCAGACCCGCACCACGGCCAAGGACTGCACCCACGCCCAGCTCATACTTATCTTCGACAACGGCCTGAAGCATATCGACAGCGAGGGCAACGGCTCTGCCGTGGCGGTAGACGTGGAGTGCCGGTACAGGCCAGTCGGGTCTTCCGGGTGGACGACGTCCGGCTACCACTACGAGGGATGCACCATCAACCCGATGCGGCGCTCCATCGATCTATGGCTCCCTGCCGGTCAGTACGAGATAGGCCTCAGGCGGGTGACGCCAGACTCTGACTCCGAGAGCACCAGAGAGACGACGAGAGACACCTTCACCTGGTCCGCTCTCCAGAGCTTCAGGTCCAAGCCGGCAGTGGTAGGGGACTCCAGGCATCCCATGACGCTGATCGAGCTCAGCCTGAAGGCTACGGAACAGCTCAATGGCAACGTAGACGAGTTCAACGTCGAGTGCTGCAGCCTTGCTCCCGTCCCTGACGGTGACGGCTGGACGTGGGCGGAGACATCTAATCCGGCATCGCTCTTCATGCGTGTGATGACTGGCACTGACATATCGAAGCCGTGCGCGTGGGACGACCTCGACATCTCCTCATGTAGAAATTTCTATTCGTGGTGTGAAAAGATGGGGTGGAAATACAACGCGCTCCTCACCTCGAAGACGAATGCCGGCGAAGTGGTGCATAACATCCTCTCTTCTGGACGCGGTTCCTACGCCCTCCTGAATGGCCATGGCGTCATCTACGATGACCCCGACGCTCCCGTGGTGGACATGCTCACGCAGCGCAACTCGTGGAATTTTCAGGCTAAGAAGTCGCTGGTGTTCGAGAAGGTGCACGGGCTGCGCATGCGCTTTCTCAATGAGCAGAAGGACTTTCAGGAAGACGAGCGCGTGGTCTACGATGACGGCTACAGCGACACAAACGCGACGAACGTGATCGAGTTCGAGCAGGACGGCGTGACAAATCCGGATCTTATCTGGAAGCATGGCCGTCTCAGGCTCGCCGAGATGCGCCTGCGGCCGGAGACCTACACCGTGACCGTGGAGGCGGAGTCCGTCACGCTGCGCCGCGGTGATAAGGTGCGCCTTATCCATGACGCTACATTTTGGGGGGTGACGTCAGCCGCCGTCACCAAAGTAAATCTCAATGACGACAAACTCATCGAGAGCATCGAGCTCGATGACTACTGCCCCATGGACGCTGAGAAGAGCTACGGCATCCGGATAACGAACTACAAGGCAACGGACGCCTACTACTCCGTCCGGACTGTGGCCGCGGCGGAGACGAGGGTGCTGACCCTATCCACGCCCGTAGACCCTGATGTGACGGGTATATCCGTCGGTGACATCGTAGGCTTCGGGGTCACTTCTTCTGTGGGTGCTGAGTGCATCGTCCTGTCCGTCACGCCCGCGGAAAACTTCTGTGCTACCATCACGCTCTGCGACGCCGCATCGAATATCTACCAGTCCATCTGGGGGAGTATCCCTGCATGGAACAGCCAGATCACCACGGCGACCCGCTACCAGGTCGGCAGGCCAAAACCTCCGTCCATCCTCGGTATCGTCTCTGACGAGATGGTGCTGCGCCGCAATGCCGACGGCTCGCTGTCCCCCCAGATGTCCGTGACCTTCCTCCTTCCCGACCAGCCTAACGACGTACATGTCTCGAGCGTCATACTCTCTGTCCGCAGATCTGACAGCGAAGACCAGTGGGACGTGTACACCTCCACCGACATCCGCGGGGACACCTGCAGCATACTCGATCCGTCAGTCGATGAGGGCGTCGACTATGATGTTAAGGGCCAGCTGAGCACCACGACCGGCATCCTGTCCGACTTTTCTACGACCGTGCGCCACAGAGTCATCGGCAAGACGAATCCTCCTCCGGACGTGCAGGGGCTCATCCTCTCTCTGGAGGCTCCGGCCGGCATCCGTGTGTCATGGTCCGATGTGGGCGTCCTCGACCTCGATCACTACGAGGTGACCGGGCTCAATGGCGGGCGGACTATCGCCACAAGCATGATATGCCCAGCTCCGCAGACTGTAGGCACAGTGCCCTACAGCGTCGTAGCCGTGGATACGGGTGGCCGAAAGTCCCGCACCCCGGCCACAGCGTCTATCCAGATCTATCCACCCGCCGCCCCAGACCTTGACGGCAGCATCATCGATAACCTGCTCCACGTCGTGTGGCAGGACTGCTCCACATCATGGCCGGTGCGACGCTACTTCGTGCATGACATCAGCAAGGACACGACGGATGAGGTGCTGACTACACGCTGGCCTATGCCTACCCGTGTACCAGGAGTGTACGAGTTCGCCGTCTATGCCGAAGACATCTTCGGGAATGTGGGCGGTGTCACGACGGAGAGCATCACGGTACCTGGAGTCGGGACGCCTGCCCCCAAAGTAGAGGTGGACGGCACGCAGTGTGTCATCATCTGGGAGCAGGTCACGTCACCCTTTGAGCTCTCCTACTATGAGGTGAAGGACGCCGACGGAAAGACTCTGGACAAAATCAAGTCCAACTCCTACCGCTTCACGGCCCCAGCTTCTGGCGTCCTCGGCTACCGTGTCAGAGCCGTAGACATAGCGGGGAACATGTCAGCGTGGGGAGAAGTCTCCTTCGATTTGTCCGGCCCCTCGACGCCGGCCCCTGTCGTCAGCGTGGTGGAAGACCATGTGGAGGTATCGTGGGCGACGCCTCTTTCGATGCTCCCTATCACGGGGTATGACATCGTGCGCCAGTGGGACGAGGCGAGAGAGGACGGCACCATCGAGACGAGAGAGTACGACTACGGCCGCATCCTCGGCACCAAGATCACCGAGGCTAAGATGACCGTAGGCACGCACACCTTCATGGTCAGGGCCGTGGACTCGTCCGGAAATCTGTCGGAGTGGGGTACGGCTGATATCCTTGTCCGCGCTCCGGGCAAGGTCACCTTCTCCGGCTGTTACCCGCTGGACAACAACGCGATGCTCTACTGGACAGAACCGAAGCGCGGTACTTTTCCGGTTGACCGCTATCTTTTTGGCCGCGTGGATCAGGACGGGTACGACGTCCAGCTCGGCTACACCTCGGCCCTCTTCACGACCATAGTAGAGACCAAGGGCGGTGACTATACGTACTGGGTCATCCCCATAGACACGGCAGGCAACCATGGGGCCAGAGAGATCGTCACGCTCTCCATCACCCAGCCTCCGGAGTTCAGACTTTACTACGATGTTGACAGCGCTTTCTCCGGCACGCGGAAAAACATGCTCCTCGACGGTAAAGGGGCCATGGTCGGCCCGTACACGGATCAGACGTGGGCTGAGAACTGCCAGACCGTGGCAGGCAGGATCGGATCTGATGCCGACGCCGTGACGTGGCAGGCGAAGGTAGATAACGCCTTCTACGGGTATCTCTCTCCGTACATGACGCCAGCCGCGGATGGCACATACACAGACGCCACGGGGACGTACTCTGACACGCAGGGGTACTATCAGGAGATCTTCGATGTAGGGGCCGTCATCCCCTCCTGCCGTGTGATCGTCACTCCGACGACTGAGACTATCGACGGCGAGCCCGTGGCCACATGCCGCATCGAGACGTCCACAGACCAGACGGAGTGGGCCGTGGCGGCGGAGGACGGATACGTGGGTATCACGGACGCCTTCCGATACGTCCGGGTCACCATGACATGGACGCGCGGAGCCGTGGCCGTGAGGAATCTCCACCTTCAGGCGTCCATCAAAAAGAAGCAGGACTTCGGTTCCGTGTACGTCAGGGCCGATGATAACGCCGCCGGCTGGGAAGAGGATCCCATGCTCATGGGAAAGCAGGTGGACTTCAACGTCGACTTTCTCGACGTCGAGGAGCCGATCCATGTCTTTATGGCCGACAGCTCTACCGGCAAGACGCCCATCGTCATTTTCCGGGGGGAAGATAAAGAGCCGACGGGATTCCGCGTCGTCGTCTATGACGTGAACGGGCAGCGGGCTGACGGCCTCGTCCAGTGGCGCGCTCAGGGGGTATAGGGATGGCAGACAGGAAGTGCGATATGGTGCTGGCGACCACAGCCAGATGGCGGGACACACAGATCGACGCAGAGGCTATCCGGTGGAACCCGGCGCGACAGACTTTTGAGCGCTGGGACGGTGCAGCGTGGGTTCTTCTCTCTCCGACATTCGATGCCTGCACTATCTCGGGCAGTCCAGCGGCTGGAGACAACTCCGGCGCTCTGGCCTCCACCCACTGGGTGACAGAGATGGCTCGGGGGCTCGTCACTCTGGGTACGGATCAGACCATCACCGGAGCCAAGACCTTCACGGGGGCGGTCACCGTGCCCGTCCCCGCCGATGATGACAGCTCGGCCGCGCCCGCCACGACGTCTTATGTCACTGGGAAGATCGGCACCGTACAGACACAGATCGATGATGCACAGGGGAAGATCTCCGCCATTCAGACCAAGATTACTGACCTAGATGCGAAAGACTCATCCCTTGAAGCCGAAATCGCCGCATTCCAGGCGCAGATCGATGACGCATATGCGGCCATTAGCGCGGCATACATAGAGGCAGGAGGAACACTTGATGGATAATCATACGCTGCAACAAGTTATTGATTTAGCTGTTAAAACTGCCGTACTTCAGGCGAAAAAGGAAGCAATTCTGGAATGTCGTCCGATTGGT